CTTGATTCTTGACCTTGTAGGGCGTGAGGGTGACGACGTGGTGGTCTCCCGCGCAAGCACCTACGACAACGCCAAGAACCTCGACAAGGCGTTCCAAAAGCAGTTGGAGACCTATCGTGGGTCAAAGCTGTACGAGCAGGAGGTGATGGGCCTAGTGGTCGACCTTGAGGACGGGAAAGTGGTCGGGCGCGATATGTTCAAGATGTACCCGCACGACAAGCCTCTGCCGAAGTTCGAGTACATCGTCATGTCGCTGGACTGTGCGTACACGGACAAGACCTACAACGACCCGACAGCGTCCACCACATGGGGCGTGTTCAAGCCTCTCGATGGCCCGATGTCCGTCCTGCTCATCGACTGTTGGGCTGAACACCTGACGTTCCCTCAACTCAAGCCCAAGGTGTTGGAGGAGTGGCGCAACTCATACGGGGAGGGCAAGGACGCCAAGCCCCCTGACCTGATACTCGTGGAGGCCAAGGCGTCGGGCCTGTCTCAGGTGCAGGAACTGCAAGCGATGCACCTGCCTGTGCGTGCGTGGAACCCCGGCAACGCGGACAAGATGACCCGCCTCCAGATTACCGCCAGCATCTTCTCGACTGGGCGCGTCTGGCTTCCTGAGTCGTCAGTGCATAAGGGATATGTCAAGGACTGGGCTGAAGGCTTCCTATCGCAGATATGCGCCTTCCCTGACGCCGCTCACGATGACTACGTTGACGCAACTACGCAGGCTATGCGCCTACTCAAGGACATGGGGTTCCTCGACATCAACCCTGAGCCTCTGTATGATGACGATGACGACTATGCTTATACCCGTAAAGAGCGGGTCAACCCATACGCGGTGTAATAGATGGCAGACCCAAAAATATTAGGTGGACTCGGCAAGATGGGCAAACGCCTATTGATGACCGACGCTGAGAAGGCGGCTGAGAAGTATGCGGCTGGTGTTCATTACGCTGACCCACTCGCGCCCGCATCCATGCGAATGTCTGAGGCATTGGGCAACGTAGGCGCAGAGGGCAAGACCCTGAACTTCACCGAGGCTGACCGCTCAAGGGTGTTCGGCTCCAATCGTGGTGGCGTAGGATTCTCTGGCCTCCAACACTACTCGATACCGCATCAAAAAGCCAACACCGTATGGGGCTTTGGCAACAAGCGAACCGCTGATAAGAAGGTCAAGCAGAATGACCCAGAGAACAGTCTGTGGACAACCTTTGTTGGCTCACCAAACCAGCACAAGAGCAACACCGTCGTGCTGAAGGACGCCATCAAGGAGTTCCAAGACGCGGTGAAGGCAGGCAAAGTTCACCCCGCACAAATCAAACTGATGAACGAGCGCATTAGAGCGGCGACTGACGAAACCAGTGGCGCACGATTGTTTGACGAAGCCTATGACCTAACCGACGCAGGTGCATTGGGTGCGGCTAACACCTTCAATCGTAGGTCTGCTGTGGGTGATGTGCTGTTAGGCGAAGGCGTCAAGGGCAATATGCGTCGCAAGGCATTCAAGGAAGAGCATGGCCCCCAGACGTGGCACGACTCAGGCAAGATGGAGTCTATCCTCAAGCGCGAGACTGACCCTGACCTAGTGGACGCCAACACCTACGACGTGGGAAATCGACTGTTTACGCTAGACAACGGCATCATCCATCGACCTGACTTGAACGTGGCATTCCCTTTGCAAGTGACTGGCACTGACCTTGGCCTGAAGTATCAACTGACGCCCAAGGAGAAGGCCATGCGTGATTGGATGAAGCAGTACGAAGGGCGCGTGGACAAGAGGGGAAACCCATCTCCCGTTAGTTACATGGACTTGTCTCGCAACAACCCATCGCAATTTGTGGACGAGGACTTCTTGACGTTCCTCCAAAAGGAGGGCTACAAGAAAGGCGGCGCTGTGGACATTGAAGCGGCAGACGCACGCCTAGCGGCGGCAATGAGTCAACGTATGGCAAAGGGTGGCAGTGTGGACATCGAGGCCGCTGACGCCCGTTTAGCGCAGGCTATGGCCCAACGCATGGCTGAAGGTGGCGGAACCTTTAAGAAGCTAGAGTTTATGGCTGACGGCGGAAAGATTGTTAAGGGCATTGCCCAAGTTGGCAAGAGGCTACTGGCAAGCGGAGAAGAGGCTCCCAAAGTTGACCGCCTAAGCATGAGTTACAAGGACGTTACCAAACGCGTTCCTGAAGTTGCTGACGCTCTTGAACAGTTGGTGCGTGGTGAGATTACCAAAGCGCAGTACAACGATATTGTCAACCTGTACAAACCAGTGACCCCTTACTCGTTTGTGCCAAAGCCTGCATCCAAGGAAGAGGCAATTGACGCATTGCGTGGTGACGCGGCTAAGTCTCGGTACGGTATGCAATCGGAGTACGAACCCGGCTCCAAAGTCGGTCTCCGCCTTGACATCCCAGCCTACACAGGCAAAGGCGTTTGGGTGAATTCCATCCACAACGAGAAGGCAAAGAAGGTCGCGTATGGCCCAACCGCCAGCGTGAAGAACGCCGACCTTGGCATTAGCCAAAACGAATCCAAACGCATCGCGCTCGGTGGCGCTAAGGCTCCCTACGCCAGAATTAAGGGTGAGTGGAACCCAATGTCTGAGGAAGAGGCAATTGCTAAGGCTCAAGAATATTTAAACCACCCTGAGTGGAGGCAGATTGGAATTGACCCTGAGCGCCACGCCTACTTCTACGACCGCGCTACCATGCAACCGATTACCAATGCGGAAGAGGTCATTCAGATAGGCCCACTCGTGCTGGGCAAGAATCCAAAGTACGCCAACTTTGACGACTTTGAGTACGCCGATGGTGGCAAGATTGTCAAGGGTGGTTTGAACATTGCCAAGCGCCTGTTTGGTGATAACGTCCTGCCAGCAATAGAGCGAGAGGCTAACCTTGCCAAGTTCCTTGAGCCAAGCAAGGCGCAACAACGCTTGTATCACGGTACTGGTCAAGGTGACATTAGCGCGTTCAAGTCACCTCTTAGTAAGAAGGTTCCATCGGGTTATATGTGGGGCCAAAAGGGTGACGAAACTTACAACCGTGGCGTCTTTCTGTCACCCGACCCTGAGATGGCAAACCACTTTGCCAAACGCGGAACCAAGTTGGCAGAAGATGATGCAGGGCAATATGCTGTCTATCCTGTTCGCGCCCAAATTGAACACCCGTTTGATTACGAGAACCCAAAACATCGAGAGATACTGGCGCAGTTCTTTCAAAAGCAATACGACGATTGGCATAAAGCCAACCCAGATACCAAACGGATGCCTGATGTCAGCATGGAGCATTTGCTTGACAATCCCAATATGAACTTTCAAGCCATCGAGTCGCCTGAGATGCTTCATGCTATTGAGAAGCTGGGGTTTGATTCGTTCTATACCTCTGAAGGTAAGGCTAAAAATATTGGCGTGTTTGACCCGCGCAAGATTAAATCTGACATAGGTAACCGTGGAACCTATGACATTAACGAGGGCGACATGAACAAGGCTGAAGGTGGCCCAGCATTCAAGACCCTGCAATTTAAGGAGCCTCAGCACTTTGACGGTGGCGGTATCGCATCCCCTGAAGAGAGTAGTGGCTACTCGTCTGAGCCATTCTTTTCTAGCAAAAAGTGGAGCGACATCAAAAAGAACGCTTCCGAGATGTACGACGAGACCACGCAAAGCCTTGCCAGTGACTACGACCGACTCAAGTCATCAGGTCGCGCCCGTGCGCAACTTGCTAAAATTGCGGCGGCACAACTTGCTGGTGGTGCGCCTGACCTTGCTCACCTTGGTGTTGACTTTGTGCTTGACCCACTTAAGTCGGTGACCGTTGACAAGCTGTTGACCAAGCCCGCATACCGTTCAGTGATGGAGGGGCCAGCAAACCCTAACAGCCCAAGGCTTGAAGACCAACCACAGCGTGAGCCAATGTTTGGTAGTCTGTCCGACTCACTGAAGACCTCTGACGGCTTGCCTATTGGTGGCTCTGAACACCTTATCAAGCGTGCGCAAGAGGCTGGCCTAATGAGCCAAGGCCGCTTCAGCCCGCTCACCGAAATACCCGCCGCTATTGTTGGCGGTCTAGGTTTGTCCAAGCTAGGCAAAGTTGCAGGCAAGGGCTACCAAAAACACATTGAGCCTCGTGTTGACCCTGCTGGTTCACTGTCTCGCGCCATCGACCAAGATAGCAACAGTTTGCTACCTTTGTTTGCAAATAACCCCCTTTATGCGCCGCAGTCTGTTAAACTAACTGGTCTACAACCAGAGGTAAAGACCGCATCGACGGGGACACCACAAGGAGCAACGTATGCAACAAAACAAGACGGGCCGTTCTATCGAGTCAGCCCAACCTCGCTCGACGTCAGTGGAGCAAAAAATCGCGGAATTCGAGAAGCGTCTGAATTACAAGGTGAGGGGTCTAACCTCGGAGCAACAGGACAAGCTGGACGCGAAGTTCCGCAACTCCTATCGCCAGAAGAGGTGGGTCGAATAATTGCCGACCCAGCCGCAAACGAACCATTAAAAATAGCGCAACGCTTTACCAAGGAAACGCAAGGCACTGACTTTGTAAAGCCTGACATTCCAGAGAGTTCACTCGCCAAGCAGTCCGCCATCGGTCGCGCCCAACAACTTGCTGTTGAGGGTTCACCTGAGTACAAGAGCGCGGTGTTTGACGCTTATGCCAAGCAGATGCCTGACCTACTTGAGCAGGTAGGAGCCAAGAACTACGACGACCTGATGGAAAAGGCTTATCGTCAGATGGCAAAAGAGACTGACGACCAATTTCAAAAGTTGCCGTACAACTTTTCGTACCATCGCGCTGGCGAGGGCAACTACAACGGGGCTATGGACATGGCCTCCGACGTGCATGGCAACAAGCACCTGTATGTGTACCAAGGTGGCGACCCCCACGACTTCCTGAATCGCATGGACAAGGCTTCTGGCCTAAACGAAAACGAGAAGTTCCGCGCTGTCCACGACCTGCTAGGTCACGCCATCTACGGCAATCAGTTTGGCCCCAGAGGTGAGGAGATGGCTTGGGCGGTTCACCAACAAATGTATTCACCCCTTGCACGTTTGGCTATGACTGCTGAGACACGAGGACAAAACTCAATGGTCAATTACAGCCCATTGAATGTCAAAGTGAAATCCGCAATTGCTGGGCTTGATGAGTTGGAAGCGCAGGCTTTGCGTAAGGGCGACAAGGCTTTGGTAAACGAGATTCGTGCCGCCAAACGACAGGAGTATTCTAACTTTGAGTTTGCGCCTAACAAGGCTGTTCTTCTGCCTCCTGAGTTTGTTGACCCCAAGTTTACTGGCGGACTTCCTGATTACTTGAGCGCCGCAAACCGACCCGCTAAGGGAACCGAAACCCAATCGGTTTTGACTCACTTTAGCAACGACCCTAATTTGCAGATGCTTGACCCAAAGAGGTATGGCACTGGTATCAAGGGCGCGGAGGCGGAGCGTTTGCGTGACTATGCGGGTGGTGTGAAAGACCGCTCGTATGTGTATCTGGGGGAGCCGGGAACGATTGCCCCCGAATCTGGCCTTGGCGTCAACCGCTATCGTGGCGAGTCGTCAAGCCTGTACGACATCACCAAAGACCCCTTGGCCTTTCGTGCGTTGGCTCGTGAGTCCAATCGCACACCCTTCAGCGCCAAAGTCAACGCTGGCATTACGTCACCCCTGCAAGAGGCCAACGACTACGAGCGTTTGGTCAAAGAGTATGGCTACGAGGGCATGATTAACCCGAACGCCAGCAAGCCAATGGGCATCATGTTCAATCCAACCCCAGTACAGCCCCGCAAACGTGGTGGGTTGACACAACTTAGAGCGAGATAAGCATGGCAACAGAATTTCCAATTGGCCCAGATGATGACCGTTTCATTGACGGTATCCGCATGACTGACGAGGGTGGTGCGGAGGTGGATATGTTGCCCGGCGAAGAACCCGATGTTGAGGAACTCCCTGACGGCTCTGCTGTTGTCAAGCTAGAGGACTTTAAAGGCCCAGCCGAGGACGAGGACTTCTACGCCAACTTGGCTGAGGAACTCATCAGCATCACTGAATTGGAAGCGTTGGCTACACGCTACATAGACTTGATTGACAACGACCGCCAAGCACGCAAGAAGCGCGACAAGCAGTACGAAGAGGGTTTGCGCAGGACTGGTATGGGGGATGATGCCCCGGGGGGCGCTCAGTTCCTCGGAGCCTCCAAGGTGGTTCACCCAATGATGGCTGAGGCTTGCGTGGACTTTGCCTCTCGCGCCATTAAAGAGATGTTCCCACCAGATGGCCCAGCCAAGACCAAGATTT